ACCTGAACTAGCGTTAACCCCTGTGCCAGTATATGTGACTGTGTTATCAGAACCGTCGATGTCCATATAGTTGGTGGCTTGGTCAATATTAATAGTTGAAGTGACCGTATTGTTTGAGCCTTGAATAATCCAATCAAGATCTAGTGTTCCTGCTGCTGCCGTGGTCGCTTGGTTTAGCGTCAATGTATTGCTTGCACCTGTCACGTTGACATTAACATTACTAGAATCTGCGCCATAAGTATTGGTTGTGTCGGTAACTACATTCATCACGTTTGAGTTACCAGTAAACTGAAATAACCCAGTATAACTATCGGCGGTAATATCACCTTTCCACAGGTTGCTTGAACCTATCTGGTTAATGTCTAGTGTGTTGGTTGTTCCAATAAAATCAAAGTCAGTAAGGTTGCCAGCAACAGAACCAACACCACCTATTAGGTTGCCACCACCTTGTTGTTCTAGGTCTATATTCGCCGTCGCGCCAGATTGATCCATAAAAATTTCATTATCTGCAAACAATGGATGAGCTAACGTACACAAAACTAATAAAAGTATTCTATTCATTTTTTAACGCTCCAGTATCCTGCCGTTAGACCGTCTTGAATTGTTTGGAGAACTGCCGTTTCTATGGCGGCTTGGAGGGCTAAATTGACAGACTCGTTTTGAACTGAGCCGTTCTCTATCTCAATCAATTCTGTGCCTTGGGCAACAAATTTGAAAACATCCTGACTATATCCTACACTAAGAATACTCTTAGTGACCAGAACTTCAAGTAAAACCCGCCCTGTAAGCACAGAAACTGTACGTAACGACACTGTTACTGTATCTTTTCGATACTTTTTTGACGCTCCAATACCTAAGTAACGGGCACCCATGCCCCCGGAAGTTTGGTTACTTTCGTAACCTACAACACTTCCTTGCATTAATAATCCAGCAAACAACAACGGTTTTATCTTTTGTTTCTCACTGGCCTCTTGCCGTGTAGCGCGAATAATCTGGCGTTCCTTCATTAAGTTGTCTACACCAACGCGCTCAACTACATCGAAGAACCCTTGCTTTTGACCACCTGCATGGTGCAACGCTCGAATTAAATAAGTTACGGGGCTTTGCGTAACCGCTGTACTAAAGTTTGCAAACTCACCGTTACTGCGCCGTTGCCCAGTGTCGTCATTAAAAGCAACGCCATACACTGCAACGACAGGTCTTTTTTCTGGTGGTTCGACGCGAGCTAGTTCGGTAACCAGCAACGGTCGGATTTTGGGCAGTTCTTTTTTAGGAACAACATGATTACTGACAGTAGTGCAGCTAGAAGTAAAAATCACCAATAGGCACAGAAATAACAGTCGTGCCACCTGATTGGTCGGTAACGGTAAGTGAAACAGTTTGTCCGTTGGTGCTGTAGTCAACTTTATTGCCCTCAAGCTCAAAGCTTCCACTCTCTGATTTTGTTTCTCCAAACATGTTATCCACAAGCTGTCTGGATAACTCTGCATATATTCTACTCTCTAAATTGCGGATAAACCTAGCCAACGTACTATTATTGACCTCGCGCTCTGCTTCTTCAACTAAAGCAAGCTTTTCTTCTTTGATAGTTTCCTCTCGGCTATGTTCTTGGTTTTCGATAGTTAAGTAGTGAGCAGACGTACCGTTGCCAGAAAAGCTAGGACTTTTAAACTTGTGTAACATCTCTGCAGACGCAGTGTTTAGCGGAGAAAACAATAATAAAATACAGCAAACCAAAGCTACAAAAAAAATAACAACAACATGCCCTACAATACTAGCGGCTGTTTTTAATATTTTTTTTATCTTGGATCTCACGTATCTCAATCACCGTATCAAGTTTCTGTTGTAACCGTATAATGTCATTATCCAACATACGTATTCGGTCGATTAATTCAATTAGTGTACCTATAGTCTCTCCAAGTTTAGACTTTATTTCATTGGTAATAAATTGCCATATAAAATAAATCATATAAAGCAAGCCAACTGTAGCAACAATAGGAAACCCATATTCACTAATTAGTTGAGCGATATCCACTAATCTCGCCTTGCGTCTTCTTTCCCATCTGCCCTAGAAATTCGATCTAAGTCAGGTCGAATACCAAGCACTGTACACATAGTACAATCTATACGCACCATGTCGTGATTCATTGTCTTAACTCTGTTGTCTAAGTTACTGACTATATTATGAATTGAATCAACATCACCAACAACAGATGCCAGTATGAACTTAATAGATAGAAATACAAAAAAACCACCAATAATAGATATGGCTATTGGAAAACCAACTTCTGCTATTAATGCAAAGGCTTCATTCATTAGGAATGCAACGTAGTATTATTAGGAGTATCCCAGCCATCAGTAGCATAAACAGCTTCTTTCATTCTGTTTATCAAACGATTAGCCCTATTAGGTACTTGTGTTGCCCAACGAGAGTCCGCCATTTCAATAGATGTTTGTTTAAAATCTTTATTATCTAAAGCTTTTTTCATATTTTTAAACTTACTTAACCTGGTGTAACCCATGTTAAACATCATATTAGCTAGTATACGCTGAACATCTTCAGGATATTCGTCAAAGTCTTCATACAACTTTTTACAGTCGCCAATAACTATTTGAATATCTTGTTCAAAACAATCATGTACTCTTAACTTATCCACAGAAGTACCCACAGCTTGTCCGTGCTCAGGATCAGACTCTTTTATTAAATGACCTATACCAAAAGTAGGATACCCTAAATGATCTAAATAGATTTCAAATACGCATCCTTCATCTTCTGTTAGTTCTTCTCGTAGTTTATCTATATTCATATTATTTTTTTGCAGCAGTTTTCTTTTTAGTTGCAGGTTTTTTAACTTTAGAAACCGCTTCAACCACTCTAGTAGCCATTGGTTTAGGTTTTTTAGGAACATGCTCATAAACAAGAAGCCCAATTAACCCGATAAATATAAGTTCTAAAATACTCATTAGTTTTTATTGGGAGGCAACATCTTTGCCTTTCCTACATTTAGAGCAAGTAGTTCGACTACTTTGTACAGTTTACCAATAAGTACATCATCTTTAGGAGTAGGAGTTACAGATGCAATAAAAGACGCAGCACAAACAATACCCGTTATAACGCTAACCATTTCAATAATCCAACTAACCATTAGTCTTCTCCTTTATCATAGTCCCGATAGAACTTTACAATATTTAGTATATTTTTAGTATACCTTTTAATTTCCGCCATGTTCATAGCTAAATTTTCGTATTGTTTAGTAGTCAACGCATAGTAAGGTTTACGTGGAGCTTTGTTTTCATCAATCAAACCAAGATAGGTTGTCATAGTTTCTGGAGTAAGCACTTCAAATTGCACATCCGTTAACTGCATTTCCATTGGCAGTGGCGGATGATACATTGGAGGCCGTTCTGCAATAGTTTTTACTTCTACTTGTTTAGCATTGGGCATCATAGAACACCCACTAATCAATAAAAAACTAACCGCGAATGTCAATTTTCGCATTTGGTACCTCTATTTTAGGGCTCTGTGGTGCTGTAGTTTCTTTTTGCGGGGGGCTAACCTCGTCTAATTCAACGTCAGGAGCATCAAATTGACCCGGATCTGTTATTTTTATAAGGGATTCTTTGATCTTGCGGGTTCCATTGTTAACCCGTGATTCAATAAGTTTAGGTTTAGCCAGTGCTAAGCTGTTCATGTCGTGCTTAGAAAACTTGTCTCTAAGGCTGTTAAACTCTCGTAAGGCTGCATTTTTTTCTGCTTCTAAACTAGTAAGCTGAAAGTTAATCTGTTCTTGTTTTTCTAAATACGCATCAATAGAATCATTCTGCGTTTGAATCTGAGTTTCTAATACAATCTGATTGCCTTTAAGCACAGCCATTTGATTATTAAGATATTTAATATATGAAGCAGAGCCCGCTAGCGACGCTAATAATAATGCACCCAATATAATTGCAAGCTTAAATCCCATTACTTTTTCCTATAACGTCTGGTTTTCTTTGCTATCTTCTTAGGCTGTTTACTATGTTGTTTACCTTTTTTAGTATCTTCTCGTTTCTTTTTAGTTGGCTGCGTATTCTTTTGAACTTAAACGCTTAATCGCTTTTTCTGGCAAATATCGTTCTCCTGTATCTGCTGATTTTTTACCAGATTTAGTGCGCCATTTTTGTTTAGTCCATTTTTTAAGACTCTTTTGACTCTTTGCAAGCGCCATTACTTTCCAACTTTCTTCATAGCAGCTTTATGAGCTGCAGTAAATGTTTTACCAGAACGCATTGCTTTTCGCATTTCAGTCATGTGTTTAGCACTATGATGAACACTATGTCTTTTTAATAATCCTTTTTGTCTTTCTGTTATTTGTTTTTTCATCGATATCCCCCGCCTGCGGCTTTGTATTGTTTAGCTAACATTTGCGCTTTTCGCGCTGACCATTGACCGGGTTTACCGCCTTTACCACCTGCTTTTATACTAGAAAACAATCGCTTACGCATTGTCGGTTTAGTATAGTTACCAGCTTGGTTTACTTTAGACTTTGTTTTTTTCTTTACTGCCATTAATAATCGCCCCAAACTTTTACTTTAGTACCGCCCCAGTACTCTACAGCTAGCCCCGCATCAATTAACTTTTGATTAAGTGAGTTGCCTTCTTTATCCCAGAGAACCCCTAGTATTCGACCATACTTACCTCGACCTTGTGACTCTAGCACAAACCCATCTTGAGTAAGTTCTTGTAATAATTCTTTAGCTTGTAGCCCTAGTTTCTTTTCGGCTAAGTCGCGTGTACGTGATTCAGGAGTATCGATGCCAACTAATCGTACCCGTTGTTTAGACAGTACAATTTTAAACCCTAAGTCTATATTTACATCTACTGTATCTCCGTCGACTACTCGATCTAAAGTACAGTTATACACAAAAGGCTTGGTCATGCGTGACTCCTATTTCTTTTTAGGTTTATTCCTCTTAACCGTATGATTAGAATTACGAGAGAAACTCCTGTTTTTACTAGGTTTTACTAATCTTAAATTAGATCGCTTATTAGTTCCACCTTTAGATAAAGGTTTTTTGTGGTCAATATCTTTACCTTTACGGTTTACTTTAGCTTTGTCTAGTTTATAACGAGCCCGCTCCCTGGCGTTGCGACGTTCCTGTTCTTTTTTACCCCTAGCTTTTTGCTGTTTGTATTCTTTTTTATAGGGTCTTGGTTTGTTTACGTAAGGCATGATTATTAACTCGGTTTAGTAGGCCAGGTTATATTAAATGGATCAGACTGAGTAGTTATATCTCTTAATGCCTGTCTATACGTCTGCCATCTAGTAGTCATAGCAACGTCTGACAGCCCCATCCAATCTGTTTCTGCTAACAATTTATTACGTTCTTCCCTAACTATACCCCATTGAATTTCTGCAGTTTTAGTAGAAACCCATTTGTTTTGACCGTAATCCCACTCCATATAGAACTCTGGCGGAAATATAGGTTGATTTGTGTCAGTAATAGTGCCACTAGCGTAAATATGTCTTGTGTCTCTTATAAGTCCAGTTATATCAGAATCTACTTCAATCCAAGGAGACGCTGCACTAGGGGCTCTTTGCACTTGTGTAATTACATTGTTATCAAGCAAAATATAGTTTTTCAACGTTTTGCCCCCAACATAACAAGGTTAATTATATAAGTTGAGGTTTTTGAACCACTAGTTTTTACTCGTACATCGTACGTTATTGAACCATTTTCTTGTGTTGTAAATGCAAACAACGACTGACTACCACCACTGCCACTATAAGTATAATTAAGTTCGCTTAAAACAGACCCGCCTTTGTGCAATCCAATGGTGCCTGTGCCTACGCTACTATCTGCAGGTGCATGTTGCACACTGACCATAGCTATAACACCGCCAGTAGCACTCGAAGCAAGCCCTGAAAACGTAAAACTAGTAGATACAATAGCGCTACTATAGCTGCTACTAGTTGCAAGATTAGATGAAGTAGCTGTTGCAAACTGAGGTACAGTTACTGCATTACCCCCAATTGATAAAGTATTTACTGCTGCTGCGCCTATTTTAGCTGTAGTTATTGCAGCAGCCTCTATTTTAGCTTCAGATATTGCAGCATCCGCTATTTTAGCTCTAGATATTGCTGCAGTTGCTATATTAGCTTCTACTATTGCTGCATCTGCTACTATGGCTTTATCAGCAGTAATAGCTCCTGCAGATAATGCATCTGTAGTTACTGAGTTTGTAGCAAGTTTTGGAGTAGTAATAGCATCATCTGAAATCATTGTAGTGGTAATAGCATTAACATCTGTAGCTGCAACAGATACTCCACTAGTTGCATTAAATGGGCCTTTTATACTATCTGTAGATATATACCTAACCCAGTAATAGTAAGTAGTTCCAGAAGATACAGTATCGTCTGCAAATATTGCGGCAGGAGTTGACCCAACAAACACTGCATCTCCAATAGCGTCACTTGTATGTCTATATATTTCAGTTAATGAATGGTTGCTGTATAAAAAACTAGGATCCTTCGCGCTATTCCACGTTAATATAACGGTTTGAAAAGCTGCAGAACCCGATAAACCTGCTGGGGCTGGAGGTACAGCTAGATTAGGCGCTGTATTTGTTTCAAACCCTAAGTTGGATGCTACATAGTTATTAGGGTCAAACTGCTGGGTTTTAAGTTCTTTGGCTAATCCTGAATCAACTAATTCTCTTAAAGTAACGGCGCGATCCCGGGGATCACCTCGTCTACCTAAACGCACCTGTAACGCTTCACCTAAAGCAGTTAAGTAAGCTCGTAACTCTGGAGAAGCATCTTTTGGTATCGGCGGTATACCAGGGACTAACGTCGGTGTTAATTTTTTAAGCATATTAAGTAGCCTGTAGTTCTTCTATGCTTTGCGCAATACAAACCTCATTAACTATTGTAGCTCCAGATACTTCTATTTCCCATTCTTGCGCAACAGTAGCTGGCAACCGCATTACAGGTTCTGTAAGAGTAGCGTTACTAATAGAACCAGGGGTAGAGGTTGTTTGAGTAAATACTGACCCAGATAAACTTAATGCATAATTAGCTATTAAAGTACCGTCTCCATACACTTTAATTGTAACTGGGTAAGTATCTGCTTCTACGGAAACCCACGCCATACTAGTAGGTGCAGGGGTTATAAACTTTTTACTTTTGTAAGTTAAAGTACGTAAAGTAGAGCCATGGCCGCGCCATTTAAGAAGAGTGTTTCCAACAATTACGTATAAGTCACCATTTTTCTGATCTATATACCCACCGCGTACTTCGTCTGTAAGAGCTAAAGTTGTTATATTTGCATTTTCAGACTTAGCATCAAATATCCATCCTGTATCGTTACCACTTCCATCTGTATTAAAGGCTATATAAGTATCTTCGTAACGGAAAGCTTGTAATGTAGTAGGGTCAAAGTCAGCGTTCCATTGTTTAGGACTTATTATGCCTTTGGTTACAATGCGCGTTTCATTACCAGAAATAGCTACAAGACCCTCAGTACCTGCATACAGTACATAATCACCCATATCTACAATAGATTGCTTATTTACGCACGGTTCTGGTGTATCTAGTCTAACAGCCGTCATAGCTGCCGGGTCAGCACCCGTTACAAAATAAGGAGTACCTTCAGTTAATACAGCGATACCGTTGCCAGTAACGCCCAGTCCAACAATAGTTTCTTCTAAACTAATTCTATAATCAGCTGGCCAAGCATGAGGTAAATAAGGTTCTGATAAACATAAAGTATTGCCAGTAAAGCCTGCAGCTATACCGTTAGCTACAAATACTAACCCAAGCATCATGCCATCTGGATAAGTGCCAGATTCATCATTAGGCGGGCCAATCCATGTTGAACTTGGCAAAACTTCTCCTAGTTCATCAGCATCTGTTGTATCGCTATAAGTAGTTGCGCTGTATGCAATTTCTGCTAAAAATTGAAACTGTGTATTTTCTGTACCCGTATTAGAACGGTATATTCTTTTTTTAGCTTCTGTTGGCAAATAATAAGCCCCAACGCCATTTGGAACCGCTGGAGCTGCTGCAATGCTAGACAACGATACGGTTTCGCTATCTGTTAATGTAATAACATCACTTGGCGGACTAGGTGGCCCTTCGGCACCAACACCGTCTACGTATGTATAAACATAAGATACGCTGTTTGGTATCTGAGTAGCATCAGCTGAACCCGATTTACTTGTGGCTAATTTAGCTGCAGGAGCAGGTAGCCCTAAACGATATGATGCCGCAGGATACCCACCACTTCCTGTAATCATAGTAGTAGATATACCAAACTGTGGATAAGTATCCCCTGTCCAGTAAACCCTATCATATGCATCGTTTGCTATGGGCCCACGCATAAAGTCTTGATATTTATTATCTACGCCTTGTAACCATTTTTTATCAGCATCTGCTGCCGCATCTACATATAAAAACACAGAACGTTTATTAACGCTTTGCAAAGTACTAGGAGTAATGCCACTAAGAACATTAGCGCTATCAGCTTCTATAGGTACAAGTTGCCCACTATCTAGCTCTACATTCTCAGCTGTTTGAGCAAACCCATCAGCTAATAACCTAGAAGATACCTGGGGCGCGATGCCTTTAAACTGTATTATTTTAAAGTAAGCCATTAAACTATTAACTATTTAGCGTCACTGCCTTCAAAAGACTCGCCGTTTTCAAACTTATACTGTTCTTTAACTTCAGCTATCAGCATATTAGTGTAAGACTGCAACGCAAGCTCTAACGGTTCTAAATCTAGTCTTCGTCTATTAACTTTATCTTGTAAGTCTCGAATATGCCAAATGTACTTTCTTTGTTTATCTGATAAATCAGACTCTTTATAGTCTGTGCCGTCGATGCTAATTACGTTTGCTTCTTCAGTCATGCTATTTCTCCGTTACCAAGATGATGGAAGTTTGCCCACAGATGTAGGCGTGTCTAGCTCTGTCAGTTGTGCATCTATATCAGTTTTTAGCTCTGCTTCAGTCCTGTCTATGTTTGCTAACACTTGTGTCTTGCACCAAGCCTCAGTCAAACTATTAAAGGCTGTAAAGCTGTCTGCATTTGCCGCACCTATAGTTGCCTGTCCATAAATTGACGTAAAATTATTTGGGGTTTTTGCGTCACTCACGCCAGTAATACGCCAGTGTATAGATTTAACTACATCACTCAGCGAACCTTCAGTTGGTGCTGTATCTAGTTGTTCAAAGTTCCATGTGTACGTGTTAGCCATTATCCTGCCTCCAGTGCGGTTATTCTTGCTTCAAGTTCTTGTATTGTTTTTACCAGTAATGGTACTAGTTTGCTTTGATCTATGCCTTGATGAATTGGTTTGCCATCACTATCTACCGCATCTTTTTCGCCTGTAATCGCGCTAGGCACAACGCTTGATACTTCATGGGCAAGAAAACCATCAACAGTTCCTTTTTCTTGGTCTGTAATAAAATTAAACCTTGCTGGCTTCAACTGTTTTAATCTTGTTGTAGCATCCCAAGAATAATTAACGTTTTCTTTAAGGCGGTAGTCAGAGGCAGTGTTGTAAGTAAGACCTGAAGTGCCGTCTTGCACAATACTCCCAATCGGGTTTCCGTTATGAGTAAACCATATGTAAGCCGCGCCACTAACCTCGGTGTTTAAATGCTGAATAGCTATTAATCCAGTTGAGGAGGTTTGTATTTGTACTGCTCTTTGGTTAGCAAAACCTATTGCTGTTGAGTTAAAGCAAGTATTACTACCTGAAAGCACTACCGTATTTGTAGCATTGCCTTCTTTTATTACAAAAGGGAAACTTCCAGTATCTCTATCGTTTATAACCATAGAGCCTGCTGATATTGATTGCGCTCCATCTGACCTTACCTGAAAGCCATAGCCAGCATTGCCATCTTCAAAAATCATTTCGGCGTAACTGTTTGTTGCGCTAGTTGAGACTTTAGCAGTAGTCGCTCCACCACTAGCAATTTCTACAAGACTGTCTGGGGCAGTTGTGCCTATACCTACCTTGCCGTCACCAGCAATCCGCATACGTTCTGTAGTTACTGCTGCTGCGTCATTACCTCCTCCAGTACCAACGCCAAAAGCTAAATATTCATTGCCCCAATTACCTGTAGCATATCCTGATGTTATGTCGGCTGTTCTTCTGTGACCTGTGTCGGAAGTTGGAGTTACAAAAGTTCCATAAAAAGCTAAATCTGCAACTCTTGAATTTGCGCCACCTCCTGATTTCAATGCTAACGATGAACCATTTGTAGCCGCTACACCACCTTCAACAGTAAGTTTATTGTCACCTGTACCAGTTGTGCCTATAGCTATATTACCATCTGCAGCAATCCGCATACGTTCTGTGGCATTAGACGTAAACATTACTGGCGCATTATCACTGTTACCAACGACCAATCCTGCGCTTGTTCCGTACCCTCCTCCTTTTTCAGCGAGAATAAATTGAGCATTGGTCGGTACACCAGAAGCTGCTGAAGCAGCGTTATATCCTAAAACTAATCTGTGATAGTTTGTTGCGTCACCGTTTCTAATTGCAAAGTCTCTATTAAAAGTAGAGCCACCAATATCTTGTATTGTTAATGGGTTTTCTGGAACAGATGTGCCTATACCTACCTTGCCAGCATTAGTTATCCTCACACGTTCTGTTGCAGTTCCATTATCTACAGAAGATATAATAGCACCGTGACCTACACCTTGGTCTATATAACCAGAAAAATCTGCGCCGTATTCATCTCTAGTTGCCCGAATATCTGTTTGGCTTAAACCTGAGCCAGCCGCAGTCTGTTTCACTTGAAGAGGCTTAGATGGCGAAGTCGCCCCAATTCCTACATTACCATCATTAGTAATTCTGACGCGTTCTGTATTGTTTGTATTAAAACGAAATGGAATATTATCGCTAGTACCGATTCCACCAATAGCGTTGTAACTTTCAATATCTACTATACCGCCACCAGAAGCGCGTGAAATACGAAGTCCAGCACTCGTATCAGCAGAAGTTGTTATAGCTGCTCCAGTAGAGGTTGTAGCAAGTTTAGCTACGTTGTCGTGATAAAGCGTAACTGCGCCGTCAGGAGCAAGGACAATACTATCTTCTCCTGATTTTCCTTGCAGATTTAAATTTCCTGTGTTGTTTTGAATATACGAGTGCGATCCATCGTGTTGCAAAACCAAGTCAGATCCTGTTCCGAGGTTTATTTTATCTCCATCGGGAAATACAACATCGCCATTAGAATCAGTGGTCACTGCTTTTGATGCTTGGGTTGTTCCTAGTGTAGTAATGTCTAGGTAATTTAACTCTGCAGCGGTACTGGTAACACCATCTAAAATGTTTAGCTCTGCTGCGGTAGATGTGACACCATCTAAAATGTTTAGCTCTGCTGCTGTGCTTGTAACTCCGTCAAGGATGTTTAACTCTGCTGCGGTAGATGTAACTGCTGTACTAGCTATAGACAAAGCGTCTGTTTCGAGAGTGCCGTCTACGTCAACATCCCCGGATATATCAAGGCTTCCAGCATCAAGCTCGCCTGATATAGTAATATTCCTACCACCTGTAATATCTTTATTAGAGTCGGTAATAATAGCTTTACTGGCTATAACTGTACCCGCAGTAATACCGGTAGTAGGTTCAGTAGCGTCTTCAAGTACAGCGGCGGTTACCCGCAACTCAACAAAGTCTCCACTACTAAATGCTGCTGCAGATGTATTATCCTGTGCTCTAACTATGGTTAAAGTATCACCACTTCTTGCAGTAACTTTAACTATTTCTTTAGTAGCAAAGTCAGTAGTTTCAATAGTAGCGTAAAAATAATCCCCACCTGAAAGAGCAGGAAATACGGCTCCTGCAGCTACCGTAGCACTAGTAACGCTGTCATTTATACCAGAACTTAATGTAGTTTTAGCATTATTGCTGTATTTAATGCCCATTAAACTAAGATACTGTTATAGTCCAAGTTACAGTCATAGCATCTGCGGAACCTTTATTAATCGCAGTAAAAACTGTTCTACAAAGCATGGTTCCACCAGAAGAAGCGTTTAATATACCTGCTTCTGTTAATGCTGCAGTACCTGTACCTGCTGGAAAAGTAGCTACATATATAACTGTATTAGTTGAAGCAGTAGTACTTGTTAAAGCTACTCGTGCAGATTCTGAACCTAATGCAGTATCACCAGCTGCTGCAGCTGTAGAATTAGTACCTACTGCCATATGCGTCATTGCATCTGCAGTAGCATCTTTCATACGACTTGCTACAAATACTTTGCCTGCAGTGACAACAAGGTTGTCTATTTTTTGTACAGTTTGACCGTTTAATTCAATAGAAACGCGGCCTTTAAGGTTAAAAAGATCATTTACCATTGCTACATTCTCCTATGAATTAAGCGTAAAAGAGTTAAAAGTTCCGGCATTAAGACGAGAACCCCTTCCAATAGTATAAACAAAATTGTCACCAAGGGAAATGGAGTGCCCAAAAGGTTTAGCTACTGCAAATGCAGGAGCGTCTGATACAGATGCAACATTAGTTTTAGTCATTGCTGTGTCTTTAGCAGTTATTGTGTCGTCTAGACTAAAAGCATCTGCCAAGACTTTAGCATACTCTAAAACCGGGGAATCTGATAAAGAATAACTATCTGTGGGTACTACTTTAGCTAGTGTTATAGCAGGAGCATCAGCTACTGAAGCAGCATCTGTAAATTCTCTAATAAAAGTTAAAAGCGTTGTAAATGTGTCAGTTACAGTCTGAGAATCTGCTATTGATTTTGAAAAAACTACAGCTAATTCTTCAACCATAGTAACTGAATCTGGTAATGCTTTAGCAAAAGCAATAGCAGTAGCTTCTGTAATTGAAAAGCTATCATCAAAATATCTATCAAGTATAGCTGTTAATAACTTAACATCTACTGCTTGTATGTTTGTATAAGTGGTTAAAATTTCAGCAAATGCGTTTGTAGTAATGGCTTTAGCATCGACTTGAGTAACAATTACTTTACTATCTACGCTCGTAGTGAGCGCTTTAGCGCCGACCTGAGTAACAATTATGTTACTAGACATTAGTCAAAATCGCTTCGTACATTAAATTTAATTAAGTCGTAGACAGTTAAAACCTGACTGCTTCCATTAGTAACCTCTATTTCAGCTTCAAAAGTACCGGCTGTTGTAAGCGTTCCGTCAGGAAAAATTATAGTGCATACGCCATTTGTAGCGTCAGTAACGCTAGCGGTAAGCGTTGCAAGTAAAACTGTCTCACCTATTTGCCTAATTCTAACCTTAACAGTCGAACTAGCTAAGCTTATCGGAGCCCAAGTACTAGAGTCATTTGAGTCTAAAGTCTGTCCAGAAGCCGCAGTATTACTATCTTTCAGCGTAAATGTAAGCTGTGGTAGATTGTCTCCTGTAACAAGCTTTACTGTTGTAGAGTATCCCATTAGTTTTTCCTCGTAATTACCATCTTACTTAACATTTCCACCTTCTTCTAGCCTGTCTTATTCTAGAGTTAGGGTCATTTCTTGTTTTAGCTGAGCTACGTTTAAGCTGACCTAGGGATCTAGCGCAATATGACTTACGTCGTTTTGCTGCTTTGCTTCCTTTTTTAACCTTTCCAGTAACCGCTGTCTTTAGTTTACTACCTGGATTTGCTTTACGATAGGCTCTAACGCCTTTCGCTGTCATGCCAGCTCCAGCTTTTGTTTTACGATAATTAGCGCCTTTTCCTTTAGTGGTCTTACGGATAGGCGTTTCTTTCTTTCTAGCCATTAAAATTCAACCCCTAAGTTATTAATAAAAGGAAATGCCCTTGCAAGGTTATCTTCAAATAGTACTTGGTCAGCCAAGTCGATAATAGGAATTTGTGATACTAATGGATTATCTCCATGAGTCATACCACTCCACGCACTCTCCACAATAGTCCACGGCCCATAAATACCTGCTCGGTTTGCAATATCGCTGACATATTCGGGCCACGACATAAAATCTGATCTAAACACTTCTTTACTTGCATCAACCCCTGGCAATGCCATTTGTCCTAAATATTTAATCCATTCTCTAGTTTCTAACCCTACCATGGCCAACGGTAACATAGTTCCCGCACCCATTAACAGTAATGCAGCTCCTCCGTTTATATGCCCGTCTTCAGCATATCTGTTTTTAAATTCTCTTCCAATCCCACCTAACACAGTAGTTCCGTAGGAATAAAAATAAGACTTTAAAGAAAACACAATTTGCCAATATGGACTATTTGCCCAGTTAGGTCTTTGACCGGGATCTGGTCTAATAATACTTTCGTCTGCAAATTGCCTAATAGCACTGCCTACCTTCTGACCTACTTCACTATTAAAATTTTCACCATCAGCCTGCCATTGTTTTACTTCAGCGCGAGTTAGTCCAAGTTCTGCAAGATATCTAGTATTTCGTTGGGTATCTCTAGCAGCTGAGTTTATAATAAACCGCTTGCCCATACCTACGGCTAGCTCTCTGGTAAAATTAGTATACTGAGTAAGTAGTGTAGCTTTAAAAAACCAATCTAAACTTGAGGATGCCCACTTTTGTTGCCAGTCTAAATCTCCAGGAGTCAGGTAAGCCGTAGCAACAGCTTCGCTTGAAGTTACTCCAAGATCTTTAGCTAGTTGCCTGTATTCTTCAATACTCATAGTAGATTTTAATTCATGCATTAAATCTTTAACATTACCGAACTCTTTACTACGAGTAGCAATCGCACCTAAGTCTGTAAAAGATGAAAAAGTTGCCATAGATAAAGTAGTAAAAACAGTCCACACTGTTGCAATACTATTAAATGTTTTAAATCCTTCAGATATATCAGCCCCTGATCTACCCAACAAACCATCAAAAGTTTGGTATAATTCATTTCGTAAAGCTTCTCTTTTTTCAGAGTCTTGAGGGTGTCTGTCTTGAACAATTTCTTCAACAAGGGCATCCAGAGTAGCAGCACCACCGCGTCTTTCAAATTCTACTTTTTTAACAACTTGTGCTAGGTAAGGAAGAATTGCGTACTGCGGAGGATGAAGTATCTCATTAGGGATACCTTTTGCGTTTTCATATTCTCTAATTTTAGCAGTTGTTAAAAACTCTAGAACTCTTTCAGATGCTGCTCCTAAACCAACGTCTGCTACATTATCGTTGCCTAGCTCAAGTGCAGCTCCATGAACTGTCGCTTTGTTAGCAATTTTAGTTACTATTTTATCTACTTCTGTTCTTAGTTGCTCATCAGTAGCTTGTGCTAAGTCTATATCTAAGACTTTATCAAGGGTGCCGTTATTACGTGCCTTAGTTAATTCTGTAAGTATTAAGTCTTTAAAGAAAGTAGGATTTTGAGAAATTTGAGCAATGTTTAATAGTCTTGGGTAATAGTTTTTTAATCTACCCATAGGTTTTCTACCGGATTCTGTTTTTTCTCCAGTAACAGGATCAACGTCATATTCTATAGTTTGTATAAAAGATTCACCTGTCTGTTTGTTTATAATGTAATCATCGTAAACAGTTTGTTCTAGAAACTCTCTGATTTTTTTAGCTTTAGGGGGCAAGGAGTCTGTACTTTGTGTGTCGTCTTCTACTAAGGCAAACAATGCTTCATATTGACCCCATTCAGTAATAGGAACACCAACTATTTTTTCTAGCTCACTTAAAAACTCATTACGTTTTGTAACACGTACATCATTATACCCTTCAGGCCCTATTGTTTGTGATTTTTTATTCCAAAAATTAGCTAATTTTTCTCCAGCTGGCCCAAGACTTCTATAAAAAGTTGTAACTGGGGCGCTTAATTTTAAGAACTTTTGTAAGTAACTACCCCCTCCAACAGATAAAACTTTACGAACCGCCGCTGTAAGTTTCTTAACCGCCGATGGGGGAACAGTAAGTTTTATATCAGTTATGTAATTATCTACAACATAGTCTTCTGTTGTTGATGCCTCTTGACTAGCTACTCTGTCTACATTTTGTGCTTGTTGATTAGCTTTTAATACTCCATCAAAATATTCTGCAAAAGTAGTATCAGACTTAAATCTTTTGTATAAAGTATTAGCTCCAGATTCAAATGCTTTTCGCACTTTCATAAAAATACTAGCAACAGTTTTAAAATACTTATCGACTATATTTTTTGGTTTGGCTTTATTTATATCGCTGTTTCGTTTAGAACCTTCTGCTAATACTAATTTGTTTACATACGCAGCTACTTGATCTGCATACCATTCTTCAAAAGCCTTTTTTTGATCTTGTTGGTTGTATTGCCCTACGCCTTGACCTTGTACGTTTAAATTGTTCCTAGCTGTTTTAAAAGCATTCCACAGTCTGATCTTTATGTTTTTATTTTTAGGTAGTCGTAGCTCGTCAAATTGTTGATCAAATATTAAGTGTCCGTGTTCATGGAGCGCTACTGAAACTTCTCCTATTAAACTTTGTTGTTGTGCATTAGTTAGTTTGCCAAAGTCGCGTACAGAAGTAGTTAAAGCAGCATCACTTTTAAGAACGATAAGAGGAGAAGCCAAGTACCTACTTTTAATAGTAGATCCTTTAACGTTTCCTTTTTCCATACTTTCTGCTAGGTCGGTAAGAGTTTTTATAAAACTTTGTACTGCATCCCGTTGTTGCAGAATCTCAGGTATTGTCTTAGAAGGAAATGAAAATAGTTTTGTATCACTCCAAAAATCTGGCCCTCCAAATTTACTTTGCTCTAAAAGATTTTTTATATCTTCAAGAGTAAGTATTATTGGGTCTGAGTTTAGTTTATAAACATTAGTTAGTTTTTTAATAAAACCATTTAAAACACTAGATGTTGCATATTTAATGTCTAATTCATTTTTTAAAGATTGTTTCTTTCCTGGTGGTCTATATGGAACATACAATTCTTCTCGTTGATCTAAATTAGTATCTTCTTTAACTTCCATTGTTTCTTCTGGCTTAACTTTTTGGGATAGTCTAAAGCTTAGCCATTCAGGAACTAAATTAACTGCTTCTGTTTCAGATTCTTGACCCGCTGCTTCTTCTTGGAATTCTGTAGCTGTAGTATTTACATCCGGTATTCTAACTAAGTTTGAAAGTTTAAGCCCTGATGTTTTATCATCTGGAAATATTTTTGTAGAGTTATCATATTTAAATATTGCTCGTAATTTATTTATATCACCAACACCCTTGGCTTCTCCTCTTATCGTTCTTAAAGCTGTTCCGGTTGTACTAGTATTAAGAGATACTATTGATTTATTGGGAGGAAATTTGCCATCAATTTGTTTAGTAGATACAACATTGCCTCTTTCATCTTTAACACTAACAACTTGATCTAGTGATTTATTGGTTGGTGATTTATAATCTATAGTATAAGTAGTGCCTCTAAACTTACCTTTCTTTTGATTAACATGCGTTATTAAATAAGAAATGCCTGCATAAAAATTAAGCTTAGCGCGTTGTGCACCAGTTGAAGAAGAGTCCCCGACAAACCTTTGTTCTACGTTACTATTAATTTCACGCCCTAGATTTAATATAGTAGCCATAGACAAAACTTGTTTTTTTATTACGTTTCCGTTTTTGTCTCGATGAACTAATTCAAAAGGCGACTGATTTTTTATCTTAGTTACGGTTTCTGGTTTAGTATTAAATGTTTTATCTATAGCTGACTGTGTAGCAGCATTATTAAGTTTTTCAATATCTATAGAAGTATCTGCATCCCTTAATACAAATAACCTAGCACCAGCAGGAGTTTCAGCAAATATTAGATCAGGGGTAACTCCTGGAAATGCGTTTAGCTCCCTTGCAAGTTGATCAAGCACAGAGTCAGAAATATATTTTTTATTTTCTATTATGTTATTTCTAGCTTGTTCATCTTCTATTAATGCAACTGTTGAATCAAACCTTTCATCAAAATCTGGGGATCTTTTAATCCCTTCTGCGGGGTCTAAATAATTTAAAAAAGAATAGCCATTGGCGTTTCCTATAACTCTGTTACCAGAAATTTCTTGTACATCAAGTCGTTCTAATGTTGTTGGGTTAAGTTGTGGTTCAGTAGGAGTTGCTGGACGAGTTGCCACTCCTGAAGCTACCGCCTGTTCTGCATAAACTGAATTTACTTTGGTATCAGGGTCAAAAGTTACTAATAGCCCATTAACTTCTACAAGATCTCTTATTGTTTGATTAACATCATTAGGGTCTGATTTAGTATTTAAAAATTCTTCTAATGCCTGGCGCGACTTAAAATTAATAACGTTTGATGTTGTTGCCGGTGCATCAGTTCCATTAATCCGGAAAGATTCTTGTATAGTTCTAGCCTCTTCTGGAGTAATGTATCCTTGATTTTCTAACTCTGCTATTTGTTCGTCAGTAAGCTCTATATTGCGCACCGTAACGTCGTCTTCTTGTGGCTGAGTTACAGTGCCTTCCGCATCAACACGTTCTTTTCTTGTTCGTAAAGCTTCTTCGACAGTAGATACTTCTGGAGAAATATTGCCAACATTACCATCAGCATCTGGAAGGGTATTTGCAAATTCTCTAGCTCCTTCCAAAGCTCTTTCTGCTCCTTCCGGGTCATTTGCCGTATCAACAGCTTGTTCAAATACAACACTGCCACTTGCATCTTTAACACTAATAACTTGATCTGGGTTACCAGGTCTTACGTTTGTGTAGTCAAGATTAGTTGCTAAAGTTTCTTCAAAAACCGCAGCAGAGTCAGCATTAGCATCTTGTAGATTAGTAACTACATCAGCATCTGGAGTAAATACAAAACCCCGTCCTGCTACATATCCTAAGAACCCTCCATCAACAGTTACCGTTTCTCCGGTTTCTTTAGCACGATCTAGATCTTGGTTAGAAAGAGTAGTGCCTTCGGTAGCTCTATATTTAGGAATGCTATTTTCTGGTATAAAAGTAACGTTTTTTGCATTAGCTGAATTTTTAGTAGCGTTAATTTGAGCATCTATGTCTTTTACTGGCTCAGCTGTTGGGCTAGATAAATTTGCATCAGAAGCACCATAGGTAGTTCGTGCTTCATTGGCTTCAGCTGATGCTTCTTGTTTATTACTAAGCATTTGACGCGCTTGCGAAAAAATAGATGCTGGCACAGCGCCTGCTCCACCAATAGCCTTACCTGCAAAAAATCCCCCAAATGCGGCTTCTCCTATTCGTAACTGCGCTTGCTCAAAAGTGTAACTGTCATCAATAGCAAAACGTTGTGCTATGCTTATACCTTCTTGGGTTACTTCGACAGCTGCTTCTGAAACTCCTGTTTTAAGTGCAGTTTTAGAAATATCTGCGGCAAGTCTTTTTATTCCTAAAGAAGAACCACTTTTTGCAGCGTCTTTTAATGCAAGTTTACCAAGCGTTTTTAGTATAAAAGCTTCGCCAGTAACTTCTGCAGCTGCTTGTGGTATAGCTATACCTAGGGCTTGCCAAGCTCTTGTAGCATTAAGTTCCTGACCACCTTCTTCAAACTCTTGAAAAGAAGAACCTGCTAATAATGGATAATTAAACCCAAAGGCTCCTCCCATAGCTCCTCTTTTAGTTCCTTTAGCAACATTACGTGTAAGTGCTGCTCCCGCTTTTAAAAAGTCTTCTTCGTCTGGAGTTAATGCTTTTTTCTTAATTTTCTTTTCGGCTAAATCTTTTAGTTTCTTTTTTAAATACCTTCTGCCCGCTAGATTAAGCCCCATTTTACCTAAAGAACCCGCAATTGCTCCGTATATGCCACCAGCAATAGACCCTGCTGCATAAGGTAAAGCTTGTCCTATAGCTTGAGTTGCTTGTTTAGCAACCGTCTTAAATGTTTTTGGCCCCTCGACAAAGTCTTTAAAATCAGTAGTTCCTTCTGAAGCTAAGGCAGATTGAGCTTGTGCTACTTCAGCTGCTTCTATAGATCTATCAAATCCCTGTTCGTCCCCTTTAATACTAGCAACTAAAGCATTAAAGTTATTAATGTCGGTTTCAATTCCTAAAACGCCAGATCGGACACTTTTTCTAAAAGTTTCTCCAAGCCCATCTTCTACTTTTTTTATGTCTACACTTGCTTCTTTAGAGGGATCTCGGGCTGCTTCCTCTTTAGATACATAATCTGGATCTATAAGACCAAAGGGATCCCCTTGAGGTACAGAAGGATCATTAATTAAACTAAAAGGGTCACCTTCTGGAGTTCGTTGTTTTCTATATAAATTAGATGCACCTAGTACTGCATTACCTTTTGGAACATCTGTGTCTAGTTTAGTAGCCATTAAACTTAAGTTTGCTGTGTTCGTTGACGTTGCTGTGCTTGTTGACGTTTAAGTAGTACGCTTAACACTCGTTCTGCATTTTTAGAGCCTAAAGCAATTTTTAAATCCCCAAGAGAAATTGGTTGCTCCTTCACACCTCTAAAATTTCGTAATTGTAACTTCGATGCGTCCGTTATGTTTCCATCTGGCCCAGTAACAACTTCAAAATTGTTTAAGTCTGTAAACGGATTAACGCCACCAGGTGCTTCGCCCCAACTTGCTACCCAACCCGCTAACCCGCCTATCCTTTTACTAAGAACACCTGCGGTAAGCATATGAACAACCATTTTTTCTTGCGCTCTTTTAATAGAACCTATCTGTCTTGGGTCAACAAAGCCATCATAGTTTCCAAATTCTATAATTTCATCTAATCTAGTTAGTTGTTCTAGCGCTCTACTAGAAGAAACTTCTAAGTCTGTTATAGCCCCTACAGATTCATCTGATAATCCTTTGTTATCTTTATATACCCTTGTTATAAGGCCAAATAAGCCCCTTTCGTTTGCTACTTGTAGTTCTCCGATAGCCCCAACGCCTTTATCAATTTGAGCATCAACTTTTTCAAGTGCATTATCTATGCTAGTTATATATCCTTTAAATTGATCAGCCGCTGATTTACCACTTGTATTACGTGTTCCCATTAGCGACAAAGTATCAAGAGAAATATTAGGGTCACCTGTTGTATAGGTATTCCAATTTGAATCGAATAAAGTGTCATAAAGAGCATTATTAAAAGAAACCGTACCATTAGAGTCTGTTTGTAAAGAAGCCGCCATAGCAGCAGCAGTTAAAGCCCTTTGTACTTTTATATCGTTAGCAAAATTACGTGGTGTTCTAGCTACAGCTTTAGGGCTATTGTAACCCCCAGCTTCTGCTACCTTTCTTCCCTTATCAATTATATCTTCGGCTACTTGTTGGTTTACTGACCCGTCAGGATTTAAAACTGTAGCTGCTGCATTATCACTTATTGCAGTAGTTATTTTACCAGTATTTTTTTGAATTTTTTCTAAGCTATTAAAATTCGTTGGGTCAATTAAATTTTGCCTAGTTTTATTTTTTGTAGCTAAAGAATCTATATCTTCTAAACTTGCCCCAGCGAGTACGGCTTGATCAACTGCTGTTTGTGGATTTAGTAGCTCATCTCGTTCTAATTTTTTTGGGTCATTTTTAGTACTAAAAAGAGAAATTTCTTCTTCTGCAGCTTCTGCGCCTCGTTGATTTTGATCTGCAAAAGATTGAATTGAAAGTAAAGTAGTTCCAGGAGGAAGCCCTAATTTTGCATCTCGATCTTGTAATCTATCAGCGTTTCTACCAATAACGTCCCAGTTATTTTTTACAAAAGAATTTTTTTCTAGGTCAACAGGCACACCATTTCTATCTAAACCGCGAATATAAGTAACACCTTTAGCCGCGTTAACGCCGTCTTTTCCAATTCTAAGACCCTCTACATACTTAGTGCCTGCTAATTCAGGAAAGTCTTCATTAAATTTAGCAGGCCTCATTACGTTTGGAGAGTACTTTCCTATATCAAGAGGAATTTTATATGCGGCCTCAGGATCTCGCTGTCCTCTTAAAAATTTAGCCCCTCCACTAGTATCGGTGCTGTCTATCATAGGTAACGTAAGAGCATCTTCGCTATTTTCTAACAGTGTTGTTGAAGCTGGCGCTGTTCCTGCGTCTCTTTGTTGTTGTAGTTGTGCTTGTGCACCCTCTCGTTCTGGGAACAAACGATTTGCCGACTGATCCCCAGCACTAGGAGTCATGCTAGCATTAGGAGTCATACTATTTCTTAAATAGTCTCTAAGCTGGCCGGGGGTTGCTCCAATAGCTCCTCGTGCGGCGTCAACGTCTCCTTGTTTTTCTGCAACTTCAATAGCCGTATTAACCGTATCTCCATCTTCTATAGTTTTAGCAGTAGCTTGTTGCAGTTGTTTTTGTCTGTTATCGCCCGCTAAAGTAACACCTCGGGCGTTTATTTGCCCAATTATTAGAGTGTCAAGCCCACCACTTAAAGTAGCTAAAGACTTATATTTATTTGCAATAGCATTGTTTATTTGTTCAGTTGTAAACTTTGTAACTCTACCATTAGGATCTGCATTAGAAGTATCAGTAACAATGGTATCTTCGCCGGTCTGTGGGTTTTTTAGCCCAACAACCCAACTGCCATCTTCTTCTTGCATTACGTTAGACACATCAAACTCTACTATAGAACCATCTGCAGCAACGCTTGGTACTTTAGTTCCCATTAACAATCTTCTTTTATCAACCTCGTTGGCGCTGTTTATATCTCCTACTACTGATTCCGTATTAAAATCATATCTAACACCTTTAGTGTTTGATAGGTCTTCTTGAGCCATTTTCGCATAACGTCTTTGTTCATTAGCGTCTACTTCTTGTGGGTCATCAGGCATCTGAAATGACTTATTAAATGCGTTTAGAAATCCCGCCATCTTATTTACCTTTTAAATAAACTTAGAAACAAAACCACCTATACCGGTAATTAAGTTTGCTTTACTTTGAGCCTTAGCTGCATTATATGCGGCTTTGCGTTGTGCTGCATTTGCAGAAGCATCACCTAATAAGCCCATAGCTTGAGAATAACTGTTGTTAGCCGCAGATAATAATCTACCTAAAGAAGTTGTATTCTGTTCTTGTTGATCTAACCTAGCTTGGTTAACTGCACCTATACCACCTAAAGTAGTAGACTGAGTAATTCTGTTTTGCTGGGCTAGCTGTTGGGCTGGAGTAAGGGACACCCCAAACCTTTCCTGATTTCTACGAACAATGTCTCTGGTTAACTGAGGAGTTCTTGCAGCAGATTCTTTAGCTTCATCTATTAAACTAGTATCTGTTAATGCCTTATTAACCGCATCTCTTTCAAACTTATCTGAAGTATTTAGTCTCTTTAAATATTCATCTCTAGTAATACCTGCAAGAGTTCCCTCTGGATCATCACTCATAAACTGATCTAGATAAGACGAATCATACTGCTTATTTGCACCTTCTGTATTAGTATTAGGTGATGCAAGAACTGATGACATAAGACTAAACATGCTCATTACCTCGGGTTATATCGGCGGGATAGTGGTGAACCCCCACCGGTAAATCTACTAAATCCTGAATATTCGTAATCCGCATTGGGATTACTAGCCATAGTTCCGGGAGCATATCGACTTTGCCCAGAAAAATCTCCAGTACCGCCTGCAGTAAAAAATTTACCAGTATCTTGTCTGTTTTGCATACCTTGTGAAAAACCGGCTCCCGCTATTTCTCCTAAAGCACTTGCATAAGCATCACGTACTTTTTGTTTGTCACGAGCTCTTGATAAAGCCTTGCTCTGTTCAATTTGCGCACTTCGGGAAATAGCCGCAGTAGTAGTACCCTGTTTATTTATAATGCTATTAAGCGCATCAGATTCTAATGCTGCAGTTACTGCTAAAGCTGCTTTACTCGCTTCTGTTCCTTGACCTAATAAAGCGCTTCCATAATCGCCACCCGTGTCAAATCCAGTACCACCTCTGCCTATAACATTTTGATAGCTACCTAGATCTGGCGTTAAAGTTTGAGATGCGTCTGCTGCTGCTCTCCCTCTATAAGTAGTTGCATAATCCTTTCCAGCTTGTTTCATAAACTCTTTATTAACAGGGTCATAAATTTCAGCCTGCCTTCTATAGTCAGCTAACCCTACAGCTGCCTGCATTTTCTCTTGTGGACCAGCTTTGTATTCTTTTGCTTTAGGTTTAAAAGGGCCAAAACTCACTTTAATTTCTCCAAATACATATCCAACGGTTCGTGTTTAGTAAAGAACGAACGAATTTCTAGACTATATTCTTTCATAGCTTCTCTACCTTTAAGCAAATATACCGCCATGTTTGTTATCTCTAGAATATAATCTCTTAGTACGTAAGCAAACACTTTATCATTTTTAGATTTTTTTTCTAACTTATTTGCATCCATCCACGCATTTATTCCAACTATAAGTACAGGTATTAACTGCAACTTATATCTATCAAAAAAAGGATTTAGTGGAAGGCTAGTAAGCATGTGCATAAATACTTCGTTAATATGGTCATCAGATAGCTGTTTATCCTTGTCTATTAAGTCATCCCAGGTTTCTGTGATTTGACCAATAGTTAAAATAAAGATAACAGCGTGTTCATCTCCTAACCATTTATATAAAAGCTCCTCCTTTTGTAAATTCCATTCTTCTGATTCATATTTAAAATGACAGTCGCCTTCCTGCATACTTTTGGTATCTCCTCTTACTTGAAGTTAACCCACCATATTCTACTTTACCAACAGCTGGTGTATCTCCTCTGCGGGCTCTTTGCTCTGCAGCAACAACACCTTCGTTATAAAATCCATAGTACACGCTGGCGGCAGTAACGTCTGACCATTCTTTTGATGGCATTCTTAATAGCCTACCAACAGTTCCGTTTATTATAGTGTCTCTATAGTCAGACATAACTGTGTCATCACACGATACAGAAGTATAAGTAGGCTTTAATGCTACTCGAATAATCAAACTATTAGCTGCACTAGCACTGGGAACTGGTGCGATCCAAAATGTAGTTAGGTTATTTTTAATAATATATTCAGGAGTTCCTGTTTGGTTACGCCAATCGGGTACTCGTTGTTCTAACATACCGCTAGAAACAGGTTCTAGTGCGTCTCCACTTAGAACCCCCCATACAATTTTATGTACACTAGTGCTTAACGGTGCATCAAACTCATATTCGTACACGTTTGAAACAGTACTTATCGGATCTAACTCATGTTGATAAACTGATGCTTTTTCACACAGCTCGATCACTGAAGATCTAATGTTTTG